CTCCTCCTAATCCTGTTTCAACTGTAACTGCTCCATCTGGTTCTGGTGGAACAATACTTACTGCATTTTTTGTCTTATCAACTTTCTTTATTTCAAACCCAAATATATTAATTGCCACTTATTTCCATCCTGAATTATTTATGATAAACTTTCTGTTTATTTGTCGATTTCTCTTTATTATTTAGGATCGCCTATAAAACTATTAACAAAAGATAACGAATCCCAAGATCCAGTTGTATCAATATTTTTAGATTCCGGCATTAGCTTGTTGTTAATTACCGCGAGTTTTATTTCTTGATCTAACTTGTTTTTTATTTTGTTTTGATCATATCTTAATTCTAAACTGTGCAAAACTCCATCTTCGTAGTTTTCTTGGTTATATTTTTCTACTGCTACATCAAAACTTACGGTAAGCTTCATAGTTTTCTTTTTTATAGGTAAGCTTTTTTTCCCTTGATATTTACCTAATTTTCTTCTTTCTGTTGCTTCCATCAACTCTCTATATGTTTTCATTTTTTCCTTTAAGTTATTTTAAATTCCTGAAGACGCGTTCGAGATTCCTTCTTTTGTATCCCATGTCGTGACAGCAAATGTCACAGTATATTCACTCAATGTATCGGCCGAGTCAATTGATAAATCGACAGGAGCTATATCAGATGGAAAAATACCAAAAAAGTTGTATGTTCTTAAAACTTTTTCTTCTCTGTCTAGCTGTTCAATAATCATTTCACCGTACATATCAGCAATATTTTCCGATCCAATATTGTCAATATTTCCGGCAATAACATTGTGCCACCCTTCAAGTGCTTTTCTGTGTCGAAATCCGAGATCATTTAAAATGGTGATTGATACTTCAGGAAAAATACGATCACCCGTAACAGGAGTAAACCTTCCTCTGAAAGGCACCTGAATATTTCCTATCGTTGAACCAGGTAATTGAACCCCTTTAATCATTAAATGAACGTTTGGGTCATTTGTTCCTGATTCAGCACCTACTCCATTTGGGTAGTTTATGATTGCATTAAACAGATTAGCTCGAACACCGCCACCCAGCGTGGCTCTAAAATCTGAAATTTTTGGCATTACTTTTATCTCCTAATATTACTTTTATTTATAATCTGATTATCCGCCGATTTCTGAGAATGAAACTCCCGTTCGGACTGCAATATAATTTATTTGGATAAAGTTAATCGACCGAGCAGGTTTTACAAATATATCAGCGACAAGCTGATTACTGTCAATTACTTGACCAGTATTATTTGTTTCGTCTATAACGACTGCGAACTCGGTAATCCCTCTTCTTCCTTGAATATTTCGTAAGAAAGGATTAATCATTGATCTCATTTGACTTCTCGTAAATGCATCATTCAATTCAAACAAGAAGGATTTAGCTGCTTTTGCAACAGCCTTTTCTATAACGATGAATAATCTTCGTACATTAATTCGATCAAAGGCTGAAGGACGATCAAGCATTGTTCTATCACCCCATAATGTTGGTCCTCTTCCTTTGAAATTAACAACAGGATTAATTCCTAATGGATAGATAATATCTCTGCTAGCTTCTTCTTGACTCCATGATAATCTTGAAGCATTTTTTATTGCCCCACGATTAAATCCTCCTGGGCTAAACCAAGGATCTGTCGTTACGTCAGTTTGAGCGGCAAGTCCTGCCATGTCACCATTTAAAGGAACCCATCTATCAACATCGTTATACTTATCATATTGATATTTATATGCTGAATCCATGAAGGCATATGAAGAGGCACCTAAAGTTGTTGCATCAGCTTTCAATGCGGTTACTTCGCCTCCTGCATTATTTACAACCGATGCGAATGCAGGTGATACAAATGCAACGAGATCTTTTCTTACTTCGGCAATATTATCAATGATATATTTACCTACAGCAACTGATCCTCCTCCTTGCATAAAGAGGCTTACATCAACTTCTTCAGCATTTGCATAAAGATCAATTCCTAATTGTCGAATACCATCTGTAATTCCTGATGTATTATCGTCAACTCCACCTAAGAGTGGTCCGCCTTGCGATAAAGATTCCATGTCTGCTGTCGCACCTGTTGGATCTGTTGCACCGTCCCCAGCAATTGTAACGGTTGGAGCTGACGTATATCCAGAACCTTTATTTGTAATTGTAACACCTGTAATTGATCCTGGTCCTGCATCATTTGGATCACTGTCAATAATTACGGTTCCTGTTGCGGTCACTCCGCCTGCTGGTGCAGCCGTTGAACCTGCTTTAGTATGGTCTGATGTTCCACGTGTGATACCGGTTACTTGATAAACAGAATCACCAGCATTATCAGCACTCATTGTTCCGAACGTGGTTGTTGATAATCCACCTGTTCCAGTGGCTAATTGTGCTGGAAGACCAAACCAAACATATTTAGATTGTCTTTTTAAAACTTCTAATATATAATTAGAAGATCCATCTGAATTTTTTGCATCAGACGCTTTACTAACAAATTGGAATTTTTCTAATATTTCACCAGCAATCCCTGTCCATTTTCCTAATTCATCGATAACGATTACATGAACTTCATCATTAGCACCGCCTGCATCAGAAACGAATTTTGATGTTGAAGGAGCTACATCAAAGTTTCCGGCATATTTCCACTCAGCAAAATTTCCGGAATCTGAGGCATGAACTCGAATACTATTCCCTAAAACACCAGGATATTTTGCAACAAATAATTCACTTGCTACAAATGTTGTATTATCATAATCGTCAGAATTTTTAACTAATACAGGGGTTGATCCGCCTGGAACAGTAGCACCATCAATTCCGGCATTTACGCCTAATGCCCCGACTACTCTTGTAAATTGTAAGTTTCCAGCATAGCTCAAGAAACTTGCTGCAGTCAACCAATCTCTGAATACGTCATCGTTTGGTTTACCGAAATTTGCTACTAATTCATTTTCTGAACCGACAGTTGTAACTTCATCAACTGGTCCCCATTGTGCAGGACCAACCATTGCTCCGATTGTTGAGCTTACGTTAGGAACAACATTTGTTAAATCATTTTCTACATTTACAACTCCCGGACTTAAAGGGAAAGCCATCGTTTATCTCCTTGAATATATATTTTGATAATCTCTTTATTATCTACTTTTATTTATAAAAATTAAAAAATCTTGATTTATGACCCGTGAAACCATTTTTCGAAATCTTGATCTGTTTCGCTTGCTTGGGTAGAATCCATGAAGGATCTCTGTGATCCTACAATAGGAGCTAAATCATCAACGATTTTTTTGATTTGTTTTTTGTATAATTCTTCTCTTGCGTCAATTCCTATTTCTTCTCTAAAATATCTTTGGTTGGCTAGCCAAGCAAATATAACCAGACACATGACAATGTCATCATTTTCGCCATCATCTGCTTCATATGATGATCCTAATTGAATGAAGTTTTTGAATTCATTGATAGTATCTTCATCTCGTATAAGAATCTTCGCTTCTTCGACTAAAGTTTTGAGCGTAGCACATCCAATTCTTTTTGTTGCCACTGATGTCTTAACACCCATTTGTGGGTTTTTGGAGAATCCTCCAGTAACGACTTGCCCCTTTCTACCTTTTGTTTCGACTGTGATGATATTTTCATATTCAATATCATCATGCAGAATATCGGCAACTTGCTGTCCTATATCATTAATCTCAATCAATACGCTGGCGGTGTTGTATTGCGTTGCCATTTCTTGAATGATATGAGGAAAAAATAAAGAACTAACTGTATTTGATCTGTATTTTGCGACTTGCCTATATGGAAATTCTGTAACATCCATAATATTGAATGCAGAATAATCTAACTGCAATCCCCTCGAAACATCCACACAGATATTGTACTTATGACCAGCTTTGGGAAACTCATATACTTGTCGGTCTCCTGTGTCAAGAATCGGCACGTCGCCAGACATATTTCTCAAAATACTAGAATGAATTAAAGTATTTGTACTTCCTAGAAATTCAGCTTCAAATTCCTGCTCCCAATAATCTTGACCGTGATCAGCGATTTCTTGGGCTTTAAATTTCTCATCTCTACCAGGAACATCATACCATTTTACTTCATATGGTGTATATCTATTTTTACCTTTGACTGCATTATTCCATAATTTATAGAAATGATTAAATCCTTGTGGTGTTGAAGAAATTAATACTTTGGTTGTCACACCAGATGAAATTACCGGGAAAACAGATTTGAAGAATTTTTCTGCGATGTTCGTTTCAACATGAGCAAACTCATCTAAATAAACAAGAGCAATTGATTTACCTCGAATCCCTTTACCATTAGATGCGCTTGTTAAAATTTTACATCCGTTTTCTAACGCAATACTTTTTTCATTCCATTTTTTAACACCTTGTTGTAACCATTTTGGTAGGAGTTCATAAGCTTCTTTAATACGACTCAATACTTCTTGAGCACCATCCATTTGATGAGCAAGAATTCCTACTATTTTCTTTTCGTTGAATAGTATGTAATGTAGAATATAGCCAGTGGTTACCGTCGTCTTTCCTGACTGTCGAGGGGCTTTTACAATAGCAAACCGATTATCATTAAAAACTTTAAGCAATTCTTTTTGATATTTGTAAGGATTGAAATTGAGTTCGCCTTTGTCCACATGAACAATCTTCATGTAATTAGCACAAAAGTATTCTACATCGTTTCTGCATTTTTCATATTCATCAAGCTGATGTTCAGTATACTCAATTTTAGTCCTCGGTTTTTTCAACAAAGGATTGTTGTTGTAAAAAGGACTAAACATCTTCTTTATTATCTCTTTTATTTAGATATTTTAATAATTCTTCTGTGGATCCGACAAACACGTTGTTTGTCTGATTATAATTACTTCCGTCTTGCGGGACTAAATCTCCACCTGAAGGTTTATCTTTGTTTAACTCTTGTTTTGCTTTTTGTAATTTTAACAGTTTCTCTGTTGTATCAGCAATAGACTTCATTAATGCAGAGATCATTTGATATGCGAAAGGAGAATCAGATTCAGCGGCTACCTGTTGTAAATTCGTCAGTGCTTGCTGACCTTGCTCAATCAAAGAATGATATGTTCGTCTGCTCAACTCGTAATCAGTATCTACGTCATCATTTACAGTTTGTATTTGAATTTCGGTTGAAGCTTGCTGAAGATTTAAATCTGCTTCATTAGCAATATCCAACACCTCTGAAATTTTATCAAAACTCATTTATTATCTCTTTAAAGGTTGGTCGTAAATGTCTCAGTGAAACCAAAGGTATCGTCAGCACTTGCTGATGTTGGATCAGGAACCACATTGTATGTTTCTGCATTAATTATTCTATCGGGATCAAGCGATGTTCTGACGGTAACGTCTTTAATCAATCCACTTTGACTTACAGGTCCATATAAGTATGCTTTGACTAAGAAACTCAATGTATAACTAAGAACCCGTCTATTAATTAAATCGTCTTCAAATGTATCCTCGGGTGTGACTGATTGAAGAATAATAGGAATATCTCTAACAATATTTCCAAGTTCAGGAAATTCTTTTATTGAGATGTTGAATCCTGGTG